AACCTCCAATCCTACTTCAATCTCATGCTGAACTCTTGCAACAGCCCTAGCAAATTTAACATCAAGCTCAGATAAGTTCGCCTTTCTTTCTGGAGATTTATCTTTTTCTACAACAAAGTCTTTGGGAACTTTTAGCGAGGCTAGAAGTTTATCTCTAAAGTAAGACACATCTGTAACCTCTCCTAGATTTTGCGCCCCAGGCAAGGTCTCGATCTTAGTTCCAGTATTACCCTTAACAGGCACAAAGAAATCCTCATCAGCCGCTAGAGGATTGTATTTCGCATCAACCCCCTGGCCCCTAAAATATTTTTCTTTTTTGAACTTTTCTTTAACTCTTTCCATGAAAAGCTCTGCTTTACTTGATGGTAGATTACCTACATCTATGTAAAAAATCCTCCTTTCGGGGGCTCTTGCTAATCTATAGATAAGCATTGCATCTTCCATAAGCCTTAGAGATCTAAAGGTCTGCACTCCATAAGCTGCTATTGATTTTCCGTATGGGTAAAATTTGGGGTCAGAAGAAAATAGTCTAAAATGGATAATTTGATTTTTATCCAACTCAACAAATTTTGAATCTTTTACATCAGTACTATTAGATCCTAGATCACCTCCAACCATAGATGTTTTATCAGGAATTTGCTGAATAAATGTCTTTAGGTAACCGTATTCATTTTCTACTCGTAAGATATAATTAGGATTTAATACTTTAATCTTCTGGATACCTGCGGAAGGATTATTAATATCAGCAATAAGCTCAATAAAGCAATCTCCAAATTTAACAGCATTTCGAATAATATCATAGTATGCTCTATCAAGCTGAATATCATCGTAAAAGCTTTCTACTTCCTTTACTACGTCAGGGCTGTCTGATTTTACAGCCCACCGCCGTTTTTGTATATCTTTTTGAGTACAATCATCAGCGTAAATATCAAAAGCGCACCCCACCTCTGGGTACTCATCCATCTTCTCATATTCTTTGTATCTTGCTCTTCTAGTTACTTCTATCTCAGAATAAACAGGGGTAGCCCTATTAATAGAAAACGTAAGGCCTTGAGACTCCATAGCATTAGGAGTATCTGAATTTTTAACCTTCGTATCTCCACGAAGTCCTCCAGTATCAATGTCCTGGATATTTTTTATTACAGCATTTTGTGCTGGGGTAGCAAAAAACTTAGCAAACCATTTTCCCAATGCCCCCCGTGGGTAAAAATAAGGGCCTTTGGAGGAAAAATTATTCCAGGTACTTTGACCACCATCTTCTACTATTGGTTCTTTTATTTTTTCATCAGCCATGTTAAATCCTCAACTTTTTGTCCACCATGAGATATTAAAGGCATCCTAGGTTTATTTGGATACATTGCAGTGTCTTTAAAAGAGCTTTCTCGTTTAAAATCTATAAAAGAAGTCTCTCTAACGCTCTTCATTATGTGATTTGCTAAACTTAAACTCATAATTAAATCATCATGCCTCCCTTTATCCGCATTTATCTTTCCAGACGAAGTTATTACAAAGGTATTTAGCTCATTTAAAGTTCTTTCAGAATTAATTTTTAGTACATTCGTCCGAATACTTTCTTCTAGTTCGGATAAAATTGTATCTCTGTTTTTTTGTGTCACTTGAAATCCAGGAAATCCCTTCTCATCATGCCAAATGTTCTCGTATTCTAATTCATTATAGAGCAAATCTAATACATGGTTTCCAACTGTATTTCTTTCTATTACCATATTTGCTATATTGTAATACAATCCTTCTTTGTTTAGTATGGTAGCGAACTCATTAATTGGCGTTTTATTGCTATAAAATTCGGCTACAACCTCACCATTGTATAAATTAACAATCTGAGCCGCTGAGTAATCCCTGTCTCTTCCAAGAGCGGTATCTACTCCAATAATGTAATCATAAAAAGGCTCAGGATCTTTCCAAACACGCATTCTATTATTGTATTTTGTGTAATAACTACTTTCAATTTGCTCAGAAAGCTGTGAAAGAATAATACCATCGATGAAGGTATCTCCTGTTCCTAGGAATTCGCACTCATATTCTTGTAGCCACTGCTTTCTAGGCATATTAGATTTCGTAACTTTCTCCCAATCTTCAATGTGGAAGGGGGGATTTCGTTGTAACATCTCATCATAAATATGACCAAATTCATCATTTTTAAAATACTCTGGGTGCTCTTTCCATCGAATATCTATAGCATTAAAAGAGTTAGCTCCCTCAATAGCCTTAGAGTATGTCTCGTAAAACCAGTTACCTAAGCCATTTACTGTTGATAGAATAAATGCCCTTCCTCCAGTTGAAATGATCGGGTACACAGCAGCCCAAATAGTATCAATAGATTCAACGAACGCAGCCTCATCAATAATAAGAAAAGATCCAGCAAGAGATCTACCTGACTGCTTTCCTGATGGTCTAGATTTAATTACCGACCTATTCATTAATTTAAGCGTGTGCTTGTTATCTTCAGATATTCCTGGCTGCATAAATGCGGGGAGTTCTTCATACATAACTTTAATTCTATCTAGAACCTCTGTTGCCTCTGTATCACCCTTAGATAGAATAATAATCGATTGATCTCTTTTAAAAACAGAAAGCCATAGGGCATAAGCTGAAGCTATCGTAGTACATCCCGCCTGCCTAAATTTTCTAAGAATATTAAACCTATTATCTTCAAGTTCTTTTACAATTCTTTTTTGAAATGGGTATAATTGAAAGGGGACTAACCCCCTAACTGGGTGAGTAACCTTAACATACTTGCACATAAAGTAAGCAGGGTCTTCTTTGCATTTTTTAAACTCATCTAATACTGTGTCTTCCATGAATATTTACTCTTTAACTTGTACCCGTAGCGGTGAACTATCAGAAACAACATCTAATCTATTAAAGTACTTTAAAAAATGTAACATTACATCAAAACTACTTACGGATAAAAAATCTATCTTTGAAGCCTATAGTCAAGGTATTGATAGCCTAAATGGAGATTTAGATGATATTGTTATTCTCTGTCATGATGATATAGAAATACTAACTAGTCCAGAGGTATTTACCCAACTCATAAAAGAAAAGCTATCTAATAATGAAACTGGTTTTGTTGGAGTTGCGGGCACTCGCAGATTTGCAAAAAGTGGTGTTTGGTGGGATATGGAGGAGTGGAAAGCAGGCTCTCATAGCGGATACGTATTTCATGGAAAAAAATTAACGTCGATGGATGCTACTTTTTTTGGTCAATTAGGGCAAGTTGTAGTAATGGATGGAGTATTTTTAGCGGCTACTATAAGAACCTTAAGATCAATACAACTAAAACAGCCAAAATCTTTTGAGGGGTCTTGGGATTTCTATGATATCTTCTTTACATTTCAAACTTTCTTAAATGGAAAGAAAAATTACACAATTCCAATACAAATTAGGCATGAATCTGTTGGAGAATTAGCAGGAAGAGATTCTTGGCATAAAAACAGAGAAGCGTTTCTTAAAATTTTTGGAAAGCACTTACCTGTCCGTGCTTAAGCTCTGATTAGTTGTTAATCCACGGGTCGCTTCAAGTTCTTTAAGATAGCCACGAATTCTTTTCCTTAAGGCTGAAGTATCTTTACCACTCTTCACTAGCGCATGCTCAGAACTTATATTTGAAAGTGCGATCTGCTTAAGTTTCTCCGTAGACTGCTGCCTGGGAGACCTTCCCACAGGAGGTCCTCCCCTTTTGAACTGATGTTCACAAATATTTTCGTATATTTTCTTTTGCCAATTCATACCATCTTATATAGTAGAAAAGCCAACCAAGAGTTAACTTGATTGGCTTTTTTTTACTTAGGAGTAGTTAATTTACATTAGTTCTACTAATTCAGCCTCCTTAGCTCTAGGGATTGTAATGGTCAGAAGACCGTTAACAAAATCCGTCTCAGCTTTCTTAAGATTAAAAGCTTCATCAATATTCAGCGAAAAATCCACATCTTTCTTGCTAATTCCGTGGTGAACGAATTTGACACCTACTTCGCTCTCACCTTTTGCAGTGATACGCAAAACATTTTTACTGGCTTTTACGCTAATATTTTCTTTTGCGTATCCAGCAAGTGCAAACCGTAACCACAATTTGTTACAGTCATCGTCTACCCAGCAATCAGAGTGGGGGTAATTTGGAAGAGAAGCAAGCTGCTTTTTAGGTTCGACAACATTTTGTTGCCAATCTCGAAGGACTAGATCGAGGTCATTCCAAATAGAATCAAAGTTAGTCCAATAGAAGTTTCCCATTGTTTTTCTCCTTTCTTTCGAC